CCTGCATTCACCAATGCAAACGTTACTAAAGTTGCCGCCAGCGAAAGCGAAGCGGAAGAAACAAACCAACCAATTACGGAAAGTGAGGCTATCGTGGAGAACACTCCAGAGCCAACAGTTACACCGGTAGAGGTTGCTCCAGTAGAAGCCGCACGTCCAACGGTTAGTGCATCTTTTTACACCGAGCCACGCTCACCAATCAAGACCAAAGCTCAATATCTTGAGCATTCAATTAAGGCAAAACTCGGCAATGCTGATTCAGCAGAATGGGTAATGCACGCAGATGCACAAGCTGCTAAGGCACTTACCGCAGCCGATGATTCATTCACAACCAACCCTGCATTCAAGCCAGTTCAATATGTCAGCACCGTTGTTGACACACTTATCGGATCGCGCCCTGCAATTGATGCAATTGGATCACGCGCAATTCCAGCAGCGGGCATGACCATCAGCGTTCCAAAAATTACAACCTCTGGAACCGTTGCAGAAACCGATGAAGGTGCTGCACCATCTGAAACCGGCATCGTCAGCTCCTATGTCAATTTGACTGTGAAGAAGTACGCTGGATTGCAGCGTTATTCGGTTGAATTGCTAGAGCGCAGCGACCCTTCATTCTTCCAAGCAATGCTTGACAACATGCAGCGCGCATACAACAAGGCAACAGACGCAGCAGTTATCGCAGCACTTACATCAGGCGGAACACAAGCAACAGCAGTTGCAGCAACATCCGCAGGCATCATCTCCTACGTCTCAACCGAAACACCAGCTGCGTACTCAGCAACAGGCGAACTTGCGACACGTTACATTGCCGGTACTTCTCAGTGGGGTCTACTCATGGGAGCAACCGATACAACAGGTCGCCCAATTTACTCAGCAGCACAGCCTTACAATGCAGGCGGATCTGCAACACCATCTTCACTTCGTGGAAACGTTTTGGGTCTCGATCTTTATGTTGATCCAAACGCTGTTTCAACAACAATTGATGAGTCTGCGTTTATCGTAGTTCCATCATCTGTTGCAATTTACGAATCACCAGTTCTACGCCTAAGCACCAACGTTCCAGTTTCCGGCGAAATCGAAACATCACTCTATGGCTATTTGGCTTGCGGTGTTCTCGTTGCCGGCGGCGTTCGTCGCTTTAACCTAACCTGATAGGTAAGTAGTTAATGTTGATCCCGGCGCACAGCCCTTGCGCCGGGATTAACCCACAGAAAGGATAAAGATGGCAGCCACATACGTTACCGAAGCTGAATTGCGCTCTGCGCTTGGTATAGGCAATCTTTATTCATCGGCAGTTGTTGAAGAAGTTTGCCAAGCTGCTGAAAACATTGTTAAATCAAAACTTTGGTTTAACGATTATGCAATCGTGGCGCATGAGTCGACTACCAGCGTTGCGACAATCTATACAAGCGTCCCACATGATTTTATTGTTGGTCAGACCATCACCGTTCAAAACGCAGGTGCGAAATACAACGGATCTAAGACCGTAACTGCTATCGGCACTTTCTTTGTCAAATACGCAATCAATAATGCGACTGCCGAAGCGTATAACCTGCTTGTTCCATGGGGCAAAGTTTATGGAATTACGCACATTGATTACGAAACAATGCCAGAAGTTAATCAAGCAACACTTATGATTGCAGTCGATATATGGCAGGCACGTCAACAGTCTAACGCTGGCGGCATATCACCAGATTTTCAACCATCGCCATATCGCATGGGTAATACTCTTATGGCTCGCGTTCGCGGGTTACTTGCGGATCACCTAGCACCGGGCGGTCTAGTAGGATGAGCGCAATCACCACCCTACGAGGAACAATCGCGACTGCACTAGCTGATAATGCGGTCTGGCAGGTGTTTTCCTTCCCACCTGCTAGTCCGCTTGCTAATAGCATCGTGGTTCAACCCGATGATCCATACATTGAGCCAAGCAATGACCATTACAAAACGGTCAAGCCAAAAGTTAATTTCAAACTTGTTGTGCTTGTGCCGATGTTTGACAATCAAGGTAACTTGACCAACATTGAAGATTTTTATTTGAACATCGTTAATAAACTAGAAGCGTCATCGATTGCCTATACAATTGGCACGTTTAGCGCACCAGCAGTCTTGACCGGAACAGTAGGCGATCTATTATCCGGTGAAGTATCTATCAGCGTTCTCTCAGATTGGAGCTAAAATGGCTGAAGTAGACAAAGAGCGCGAGGCTTTTCTGATCAAAATCGGTCAAGTAGAGCCAGTCGCAAAACCAACACCAACCGCTAAGAAAGACGAGGAATAGCCAACATGGCAGTTTTCTTGAATAACAAGGTCGGACTTAAGATCAACGCAGTCGATCTTAGCGACCACGTAACAAGCGTCACCCTCAATCAGGCATTCGATGAACTCGAAGTAACTGCAATGGGCGACTCATCACACAAGTTTGTGAAGGGATTGGAATCGGCAACATTGACCGTTTCATTCCTCAATGACACCGCAGCTGCAAACGTTTTGGCAACACTTTCAGGCGCATTCGGTACAACCGTGGCCTGCAAGATGCTCAACGATAAAGCCTCAGCTGTAAGTGCTACAAATCAACTTTACACCTTTGATATTTTGGTCAATAACTTGACACCAATCAACGGTGGTACAGGCGATCTCAGCACTCAGGATATTACCTTCACGGTAAACAGCGCAGTAACAGCCGCTTCATCCGGCACGTTCTAAATTAGGAGCAATGGGCAATGGCTAAGTTAATAATCACAAGGGCAGATGGCACACAGAGTACGCACTCTATAACGCCAAGTGTGGAATATGCGTTTGAGCAGCAATTTCGTAAAGGCTTTCACAAAGCGTTTAGGGAAGATGAAAAGCAAGAGCATATTTATTGGCTGGCTTGGGAATGTCTGCGCCGCGCAGATGCTCCGGACGTTAAACCTTTCGGTGCAGCGTTCTTGGACACACTAGCTGCGGTGGACGTGGTTGCAGATGATTCCCCAAATGGCTAACGCGCGATTCCTTCACGTATAGAATCGCTCAACTGAGCATTCATACTGGGATCGCGCCAAGCGAGTTTATTAACATGGATTCAGATCTGCTTAAGGCTTTCATCGAAGTCTTAAAGCAACAGGCAAGGGAAAGAGAAAATGCCAGTCGAGGTAAAAGGCGTCATAGAAGCTAGAAAGATTCTGCGCCAATTATCGCCCGGCATTCTCAAAGAATATAACGCACAAATAGCCAAACCATTGAAAGTTATTGCCAAAGATGCGAGATTTAAAGCCCCAAACGAAATCGTGGGTTTGCGCAACTTTAATTATCCTGGCTATGACCGCAAATCAATTATTGAAGGACGCAGACCGTTCCCATCATACGTGCCGGGGGTTGTACGCCGGGGCTTGACCTATTCGTTAGCCAAAAGCCGCGCTAATCGATCAGGATGGGTTTCGCTAGTCAGCATGCTTAACAAATCTGCCGCTGGCGCAATTGTCGAAACTGCTGGACGCCGTAACCCAAATGGACGCGCTCAAAGTAAGTCAAAGAATCCCAATGCTGGTCAGCAATTTATCTCAGCACTCAACACAGATATTGGCGGTTTAAAGCAAACAGGCAAGACGGCTAAAACCCAAGGTCGCCTAATGGGTGCAGCATTGGCGGAAGATCAAGGCCAAGTCCAAGCCACCGTGCTGAAAGTATTAGATCAAGTGGCGCGCGTAGCCAATCAAAAGATAGCGGGGTTATCACGTGGCAATTAAGTTTCCCATTGTTACCACTTTTGATGACAAGGCCGTAAAGAAAGCCGATAGCGCATTCAAGTCGCTGGGGAAAACATTTTTAGGCGCGTTTTCCGTTGCTAAAGTTGTTCAATTCGGTAAGGCATCTATCAAAGCTTTTATGGAAGATGAGGCCGCAGCTTCTCGACTTGCCAAGACCGTCAATAACCTTGGACTTGGCTTTGAAAATGCTCGCATCACTCAATTCATCTCAGATCTTGAAAAAGCCAGCGGTGTCACAGATACAGATTTGAGGCCAGCGTTTCAGGCCTTATTGACCACCACAGGATCAGTAGCCAAGTCTCAAGAATTGCTGGGAACTGCACTGAATATCAGCGCAGGCAGCGGCGAAAGTCTTACCACGGTAGCCAATGACTTGAGCAACGCTTTTATTGGTAACACCAAAGGATTAAAGAAATACAAGCTCGGTTTATCACAGACTGAACTTTCCACAATGTCGTTTGCTGACATTACGGCTAGATTGAATGACCAGTTTGCCGGTCAGATGCAGGCCAACCTTGATACTTATGCCGGCAAGATGTCGTTGCTTAAAGTCGCATTTGACAATATGCAAGAGACAATCGGCAAAGGTTTGCTCGATGCGTTTGCCATTCTTGGCGGTAATCAAGGAATTGGCGGGACAACAACTGCAATGCAAGAGTTCGGCGATGCAGTAGCCGATACAACACGCGGTGTTGCGACCCTTGTGGCTGCATTCAAGAATTTAAATACTTATGGATCAACAGCCTTAGATTTATTAAGAAATATCGATCCATTCAATCCACTTGGCAGCGTATTTGGTTATGTTCGCAATATCGGCAAACCTCAACCCGCGCCATTCCGGACGCCAATGACCATATCCGGTTCGACCGATTCCCAGACCAAGATTGACGCAGCGCGCAAGAAAGCCGAAGCCGAAGCTGCTAAACGCGCTAAAGAATTACTTGCATTGACCAAAAAGCAAGTCAAGGCGCAAGCAGACTTAGCCAAAAAGAAAAAAGAAGAAGGCATCCTAGGCGAGATTGCCAAGCGTTTTGATATGGAGCGCATCCAAATTCAAGCGGCTCTAGCCGGACAATTGACCGAAGTTGAGAAATTGCGTTTACAGTTAATGCAAGCGATCCTCGATGAGGACGTTAAACGTGCCATCATTTTAGAAGGTCAACTAATCAAAGCGGAATCCGCAGCTGCCGAATTGGCATCATTGCTCGATAGCCTTGATGAGATGGTCGGTGATCCATTCGTGGATTGGCCTGCCAAAATCACTCGCATCCAAGAACTGTTAAAGCAATTGAATATCAAGATTCCAATTGAGACGTTGTTTGCTGAAAAGGGTCTTAAATTAGACCAAAGCACAATGAGCGTGACCAAATTAGAACGGATGGACGTCAATGCCAATAACGTTTATATCAATGGCGCAATGGCTGGTGCTACCGCCGCGCTTGGGACTTCCCCGGCAAGTTCCGTCCTCGATGCCGCAGCTGCGGCAGGTTACAGAGCTGCGGATCCAATTATCAGCCCTGCGGTCGAAGCCCATGCAGACGCTTTATTGGCACTCGCAGAATCGGAATTGGCTTTGGCTGACTTGATGTTGATTGAATCCGGTGGTACGCCGAGTGTTGAAGTCAACGTCAATGTTGAAGGTTCGGTCATAGCCGAACAAGACCTCACGGCAACGATTCTTGATAATTTATACAATTACCAGCGCGCAGGCACGGACATTCGGGTTAGTAGCATAGCAATCTAATGGCAGCCCCTACACTTCGAGTATTTGTCGATTTTGACAGCGATACGGCTTTCGAGACCAATCCGCTCATTCTAGGATCAGCGACTAAAGGCATTCTTGGCACAAACCGTTTAGGTTCAGGCACCTTGCCAGTCGAGATTACTAATTTGGTCAGCAAAGTCTCAATTCGCCGAGGACGTAACCGCATCACAAACAAATTTGAATTTGGCGAGGCAACAGTCAGCCTTTACGACCAAAATGGCGATTGGAATCCCAATAATCCAAACGGTGCCTATTATCCAGATTTAGTGCCATTGCGGCAGATTATTATCTACGCGACCTATCTTGGCGTGGATTATTACTTATTTTCAGGTTTCATCACAACCTACGACAACACCTTCAGACAAGGCAACGATGATTTATCAAACGTCATGCTTAAATGCGTTGATGGATTTAAGTTATTAGCTGGATCATCGGTCACGACCGTTACAGGCGCACCGGCTGGTCAATTGTCGGGAGCGCGTGTCAATGCCATTCTGGATGCGATTGCTTGGCCTCAGAGCCTTCGGGTAGTGGATACGGGTGACTCAACCTTACAAGCTGACCCCGGAACGTCCAGAACGGCCTTAGAAGCCCTGCAAACGGTGGAAAATAGCGAGTTTGGTGGTGTCTTCGTTGATTCACAGGGCGAAGTCAGATTCATCAGCCGTACCAATCTCATTAAAGCCCCGGCGACTTCGCTTTACAGTTTCTCAGATCTTGGCGGTGCAATCACTTATACCAATGCGGTTGTGGCTTTTGACGACACAACAATCCTCAATTCGGTCAGCGTCACACGCTCAGGCGGTACGGCTCAGACCGCATCGGATCAAACGTCAATCAATACGTACTTTCTGCATTCAGGTAAGCGCGATGGCATTTTGGTTCAGACGGATACCGAGGCGCTCAATCAAGCCCAAGGCATTCTGGCTACTCGCAAAGATCCAGAAGTTCGCATCGATAGCATTCAACTGAATCTTTATGACGACATCAATCCCGATAAGCCTAAAGCTGGCGTAGATCTTGAATTGCTCGATGGCGTGACCGTTACCAAGGCAATGCCGGGTAATACTTCAGTCACACAGAAAAGTCTTATTAACGGCATTAATCACGACATTACCAAGTCATCATGGATGACGACCCTATTCACGGCCGAACCTTTATTGGCTGGATTCGTGTTGGATTCCGCGATTAGCGGTATAATCGGCATAGACGTACTGACGTACTAAGGAGACACATGGCAGGCGCAGGCTACAAATTATTCGCAACAGGGGATGTGCTTACAGCTGCCCAAGTTAACACATATTTACAAGAGCAAGTGGTCATGGTGTTTGCCAATGCCGCAGCTCGCACAACCGCGCTTAGTGGCGTTTTGGCTGAAGGAATGGTCACTTATCTAAAAGACACGGATGCGCTTGAAATCTATTCTGGTGCAGCATGGGTTGGTTACGGATCTGGTGACATTACAGGAATCACAACTGGCGCAACTTCGGGTTTGACGGGCGGAGTTACAAGTGGAACTGCTGATCTCAAGTTTAACACAACTGCCAAAGGTGGATTGTTAGTAGGTACGGGATCGGGAACGGTTAGCGAATTGGCGGTCGGTAGCAATACACAGGTTTTGACTGCCGATTCCACAACTGCAACAGGATTAAAATGGGCTGCCGCAACCGCTAGTTCAACTTTCGCAGGTGTTCGTTTATATAATACTGTTGATCAAAGTATCGCAAATAATACGGAAGTTGCATTAACTTGGAGTGCCGAAACATACGATACTGATAATTTCCATAGCACATCAACCAACACTTCAAGAATAACAATTCCAAGTGGAAAAGCAGGTTATTATTTATTTACTGGTAATTTGAACTATAATAAAAATGCCACTGGCGAAAGATTTATTATACTCAAAAAAAATAATACAAAAGTAAATCAACAATCGTATGGAAATTTTGGTTCCGGAGCATATACGGACGTAAATATAAGTGATGTTATCAATTTAGCGGTTGGCGATTATATTGAATTATTTGCTTATCAAAGTTCTGGGGCGAGTCTAAATATCATAATGAACAATGGCGGTGTGTACGAAAGTCAATTTTCAGTAACTTATTTAGGAGCATAATATGGAACTTTGGGAAAAAATTATTGGAATTTATCCAGAAATAAAACCAACTGATAATTTTAGGCAATTAGGAATTTTTTTAGTAGATGATAGTGACGGTCTTGGCGCCTATATTGAAAAATGGGAATATCCAAAACCAATTCCTGCCGGTTTAAAACTTGGAAAATAATGCCTAAACTGTGCAAAGCGGGGCAACAGTTACGCGAGCAAATTGACGATGCGTTCCCCGATAGAGATCGAAGTAGTGATGGATGGCTCGGTGATACGCGTCATGCAGCGCGTAAGTCCGATCACAATCCTGATGCTAAGGGCATTGTACGTGCCATCGACATTGACGCTGATCTCAAATCCCACGCATCCGAAGCGTTTGACCTTGCTGATCAGCTTCGATTACTTGCCAGATCTGATAAACGAATTTCTTACGTGATTTTTAATTCCAAAATTGCATCGTGGAAATTGAATTACGCGTGGAGATCTTACAAAGGAATTAACCCGCACAAAAAGCATGTCCATATAAGTTTTACTGTTAAGGGCGACGATGATGGCAGTATGTTCCGAATCCCCATCTTGACTGGAGAATCAAATGCAGGAAATCAAAGCAATAGCAGCATCGTGGGCAAGATCGTTTCTAGCAGCGGGAATAGCAACCTACTTAGCGGTGGGTTGGGATGCACCTGCAATTGTCAATGCTGCTCTAGTCGCGAGTCTGCCTGTCATCCTTCGATACTTAAACCCTAACGATCCAGCATTCGGACGGCGATGACACCTGCTGAATGGGCGGCGTTTGTCGCTGCCATACTTTCATGCTGCGCACTTATTGTCGGCGGGCTTCGTTACATTATTCGTCATGAAGTGCCGGGCATTCTTGAAGCTTCAAACATCGTGTCGCGCATCGATAAACTTGAGTCAATGGTTTTAGAATTGCTGACTAATGAGCGCAAGAAAACCAACAAAAAGCGAACTCGCCGCTAAACGCAAGCGCAAAGAAGCTGCTGCGCGCCGTACCGGTGAACCGCTAAAACCTATTGACATCTGGGCTGCTCAGATTGTTGAATGCTATGAAGCTTTAGTGCGCGCTGGATACGGTGAAGATCGAGCCAGATGGTACATCGAGGAACAGATGCGATTACCAGATTGGATCGTGCCGAATCCCGAACATCAATACGAGGATGACGAGGACGAAGATTAAGCGCATTGTCGTTATATCGGATTTGCAAGTTCCCTACGAAGATAAGAAAGCCGTCAAAAATGTCGCTCAATTCATCAGAAAATACAAACCTGATGACGTTTTATGCGTGGGCGATGAAATCGACTTCCAAACAATTAGCCGATGGTCATCCGGTCGAGACGAGTGGTCTGGCAGTATTGGTCGAGACCGTGACCGAACTGTCGAAGTCTTGGCCGAATTGCAGGTTCAACATCTCAGTAGATCCAATCATTCAGCCAGACTCTACAACTCACTAAGCAAACGCCTACCCGGATTGATTGGCTTGCCAGAGCTGACAATCGAGCGGTTTCTACGGCTAGACGAATTAGGCATCACCTACCATCACAAGCCATACCAATTCCACGAAGATTGGGTCATGGTGCATGGTGACGAACAAAGCACCAAGCCAAATGGCGGTTTAACGGCCTTAGAAGCCGCTAAGAGGCACGGAAAGAGCGTGGTGTGTGGTCATACCCACAGGCAGGGCATTTCGTCTTTTACAACGGCTTCTGGGGGCGTTTTAACAGGTATTCTGACAGGCTTTGAGGTTGGGCATTTGATGGACGTATCGAAAGCCCATTACACACGTGGGACATTCAATTGGCAGCAAGGTTTCGGGATTATCTATATTGACCGCAAGCGTGTGCAACCTGTTGCGATTTCAATTGAGAAAGATGGCAGTTTTATTGTGGAAGGCAAGCGTTTCGGGTAAAATAGCCTAAACCGCCGTTACTACCCTACCTAAGCTTGGGTGTGTGCGGCGGTCTTTTTTGGGCGTGTCGTTGACAAAATAGCATTTAACCCTTCAAAATAGGTATTGAAATCCTATTTGAAAGGGGATTTGAATGGGCGTAATACGATTCGATCATAAGTCCGGGGCATATACGGACGGTAAAGTCTATGTGAAAGCCAGTTTCATTAGACAGTATGCGAAATCCAAATTAGGCATCAGTCAAGAGCGCGGCAGATTAAGCCGTGAGGTTTTGGCTGCGTACTTTCTCGATGTTCATGGGGTGAGTGCAGATGTCGAATAACTTTACAGCTGAACAGATTGTCATAATCACCATTGGTCTTGGCTTTCTTGGTTTATTTATTTATATTGCTATCGATTCAATTTATCAAAGGGGCTATCAAAATGGGTACGCAAAAGGGTTCACCCGCGGCAAAGTCGTGGCGAGCGAAAGATTTATTGACTGATGCGGCAGACACGATTACTGAAAGAGGGGCAACGCATGGTCATTACGACCTCACAATGCTGCGAACAGCGCAGCTTTGGTCAACCTTCTTGGAGCGTGAACTTGACCCGGCAGACGTTGCAATCTGTATGGCATTGGTCAAGCTCGCAAGAATTATGGAAACTCGAAACGTTCACGATTCTTGGCTGGACGCAGTCGCCTATTTCGCTATCGCCGGCGAACTCGCAGTCAAAGATTGGAATGATTTGGATGCTTTCTAGATCGCCCAAAGGTCAATGGTGCGATTACTGCAAGATGCAATGGGGCGTCAATCATTGGAAAGGACAAACGCAAGCCGTTTGGCAAATTACAAGTAAACGACCCGGCAGACAAATTGTTGTTAGGCATTACTGTCAGGCTTGCGCCAATTACGTTCAAGACTGGGGTTCGTACACGTGGACACTCAGAGAACAAATCGAATATGCACAAGGGAAGGAAACATTAGATGTTCAACTTGGAGAATTATGAAGATGTCGACACACGAATCCACAACTTTTACAAGAAGTTTGAAGATGGCTCAATCCTTACTGAGCTTGTCAGCAATGACGAAGAAAAAGGAACGGTCATATTTAAGGCAACTGTTTATCGTACTCATGTTGATACTGCTGCTTCCGCTATTGGTTATGCGCGTGGTCAGCGCAAAGATCGTGGCGTTGATCGTGATTTTTGGTTTGAAAATTGTGAGACTTCTGCAATTGGAAGAGCCTTGGCGAACCTCGGATTATCTGCTAAGGGAAAGCGAGCAAGTAGTCTGGAAATGGCTAAGGTTAACGACGCTAAAAGCGAGCCTGCACCCATACGTGTACGGACTGAAGCACAAAAAGATTTCATACAGGAGAACAACCCAGCCGCACAAATTGTTTGGGATACGACTATCGAACCGCCGGCAGACGTTCTGACGCTCGATGAAGCGATTGAAAATGTTATGAATGGCGTCAAAGCTGAGATTGTGCCTAATTGTGCGCACGGTGTACGCACACTTCGAGAGGGAACCGGCAAGAAAGGTGCTTATCGTGGATGGATGTGTCCATTACCGTACAAGCGCAAAGCTGAGCATTGCCAGCCAATATGGATGGTTTTAGATCCATCTGGTCGGTGGAACTTTAGACCGGAAGATGAGGACAGGATTGCCGGATGACAAATGTACAAAACATGGGCTTTTATGTACAGATCTGCTGCGATGTGTGCGGTAAAGCTGCACCGTTGAAAGAAATCTTGATGGAAGAATCATTAAGTTGTTTATGCGAAACCTGTTGGGACGATATGCTTGAGAGAGCAGGTGATGAATGATGCTAATCTTAGAAAGATCGATGGACGTGTGCGACAATTGCAATGAGCCTATAACTGCGGGGGCAGCCAAGCCTTGCGAATGCCGCACTTGTCACGTGAGGACTAACTAGTGAGTAAATCGCGTAAAGTCAGAGGTCGCGAAACCGAGCGGATATTAGCACAATATCTGCGTAATCATGGATGGGAACATGCCCATCAAGTCGGATCAGGTGCAGCAGGGTCAGATATTCAAGGGATTGACGGATTAGATATTGAAGTCAAAGCTCGTACCAAATTTGACCCTAAATCTTGTATGCAGCAGCTGAAAGACCGCAAGACCGAGGGACTAGGTGTAGCCGTCATGCGCCTAAACGGTCAAGGAGAAGCCGCCATCGATGATTGGGTGGCGGTACTCCGAGTAGAAGATCTTGTTTATTTACTAAAAGCCAATGGCTATTGAGCCGAAACTTATCCACCGGTGCAAAGGTTGTGGACTATGGATCTATGGCAAAAGAAATTATTGCGAACAATGCGACACGCCCAAAATTACGCACGAAAACTAAGTAAACTTGACAGCGTTGGTATGCTCAGACTCTCGCAAAGCCTGAGAGGCAGCTTTGCCGCGAGGCGAGCATTGGCCAGAGGTCTGTTTATTGCGAGCATGGCAATTGCACTAAGCTGCGCTACAACAATAAAAGCAACTGCAAATGAAAAGCCATATCACGTTATGAATGTGAAACTATATGCTTACAACAAACTAAACTGGACTGAGTTTCAATGCTATAACTGGCTTATATTCCAAGAAAGTCGTTGGGATTATCGTGCGCGAAATGGATCGCATTATGGTTTAGGTCAGATGAGATCTAAATGGTATGGCACACTTAATCCCTATGAGCAGATTGATGCACATTTGATATATGTCAAGCATCGATACGGCAATGCATGTAAAGCTTATGATCATTGGGAGAAATACAGATGGCATTAGATCAAGCCATTGTGGCTTTCATAAGCAATCATGCTGATAAAGGGAAAGAATGGATTGCTGTACGTTTAGATTTGCATCCTATGAATGTAGCCAGAATTGCAAGTCAACATCGTATATCGCTACGTAAGGTGGGCGAAAACAGAGGCAGAAAGCCTAACCCAAACAGTAGAGCACAAAGACGTGTAGAAAATAGGGAAATCCGTGAGTTAGCAATTGAACATCCAAAGGTACGGATGATTTTGGCTTCACGTTATGAAGCCAATCCCAAAGGTCGTTTACGTACAAGACATTGGAAGAAACAACGTCTACTTGTGCTCAATCGTGATGCGCACACGTGCGTTTATTGTGGTGATGTAGCAACAAGCGTAGATCACGTCATACCACGTGTCGCTGGTGGAGATGATTCAATGGATAATCTCGTGAGTGCCTGCACACGTTGTAATAGTCGCAAAGGAAGCTTAAACGGACACGTTTTTCTAGCACAGCCGTTTACCCCCCCTGCCTTTGTCGACAAAAAATCCCCAATCGGGTCAAATCGGGTCAAAACGGACAGGGATGGGCAAACTTTTGTCAAGATCGATAGTGACTCACCTTTTTCCGCACCTGACCAATCGGGGGCTAGAACGGAATGACCAAGCG